TGTTTTTGGTGATAACATTTCTTTTTTCAATTCTGTTGTTCCTGCAGTTGTTGCAGGACTTGCTGTAGTTTTAGTAATTTTTTCACTAGTTTTGAAAAAACTTTCACCTAAATTTTCACTTTTACCTACGAGTTCTCCAACTTTTGTAGTCAATGTAGACATCATTTTTATTAACGGATTACTTGACTTCGATAAGTCATTGAATGCTAACTTTGCCCCATCTACAGCTTGTCCGAACGCACCCTTAAAATAATCCTCAGTACCTTTCTCAGCATTAGTTGCCGCAGCTAAAAAATCACCTTTTTGTAAATCTTTGATAAAATCTTGTGCAACCTTATCACCTGCTTCTCGCATACCAGTTACTTGTAGTTTTTCACCACTAAGTAGTTTTGGTAATGTATTTGTTAATTCTATACTAGCTTGATTAGCTTGTTCTTGTGTTTGTGAACTTGCTACTGCAGCACCAAATCTGTTAGCAATGGCATTCACATTAGCTGCCATTCTTTCAGTTACAGTTAATTGACTTTTAGCTAAATCTTCTATTGATTTTGGTTTTGAATCTTCAACAAACTTTTTATAAAGTTCAGGTTGTTCTTCAAACAATTTCATCGCCTCATCCAACTTCAAATCCTTGTTGTCAACACGTAACATATACTCACCACCTTCACCCATTTCTGCCATGTTAGCAACAAATTTCTTTTGGTCTTCAGAGAAAGTATCAGGGAAACGAATTTTTTGTAGTTTGTCATCCATTTCGGCCGCAGCTTTGGCCATCTTAGCAAAAGCTTCAGGTTGCATTCCCAAAGCTGAAGCAACTTCTTGTAGTTGTCTTTTTGCACCTGGTGCTATTTGGAATGATTTAGTTTGTTCATTAAACTCAACAAACGTTTTACTCATTTCAGCAATTTGATTCTGTAATTCAGCTGGATCATTCTGAGCTAAATCCATCAATCTTAGTGGGTCTAATAAATCACCTTGAGCCATACCCAAAGCTTGTAACTCAGATGCCATTTTAATTGCACTTTCGGGTTCAAATGCTTGTTGCATAGTCTTAGAAATATCATTAACACTAATTCTCAAACTTGTTGCTTGAGTAACCATTTTAGCTAAACCCTCAACACCACCAGCAAAATTATACTTGTCCATCAGTCCCATATTTTGGACTACTTGTTGTGAGACTACCTTTGCGTTAATACCTTGAGCATTTGCTGTATTAACAACTTTTTCCATATTTTGACCTATTTGATATACTGAAAATCCTGCATCCTTAAATGCGTTTGTTAGTTGTTTAATACCAACACCAGTAACCTCGGTAGTTGCATATAATTTTTCGTAAGATTGACTCGTTAAAATTATATTACGATTTAAGGCTTCACCAACACCTTGTGCTATTGCCGCTACATTTTCTAGTTCACCACCCATCAGTTTGACACTTGTTACAGCATCAGCCATAGAGGCTTTCAACTCAACAATCCTATCTCTACCAGTACCGAACGATTTAAGGACATTAACTGCGGATGTTTCATACTCTTTTATTGTTTTATCTATTTGCGAAGCCATAAAATTGGTTGCAAATTGTCCAGCAATAGTTTCAGCATACTTACCGAAGGCCTTAAATATATCATCAAAATTTTTGTCGTCTGCCATTATTTTAACGTTTACTATAAATACACAAAAAGACTAATTTTTGGATTAGTCTTTCGGTGTGTTATATTCTATAATTGAATTAATTAAATATTTTCTTGCATAGGTTGGCATTATTAAGAAATCACTCCAAGATGTCATTAAGTACTTTGCCATTATGTAATAATCATCAAGAAGGTATTTTCTATGATTAGAAGAAAGGACGAAAAAATTCAACCCCAAAAGTAACATCGAAGGTTACTTTTTCTCCTGAAGGGGCTTGAAGTGTTTTGGTTAGTTCTAATGATGGTTGATTTTCTCTAATGAAATTTCTAATGTGTTTTGAATCTGCTATTGGTAAACTTTCTATTGTTAATGCGATATTTGTCCTATCAGTATCACCATTCATCTCTTGAATCATTTTGTTCAATCTCCAAGTAATCTTTGGTGCTACTCTTCCTACAGGATATTGTTCAACCATTTTATCTAATTCAACAATTTCACCATATGTTAATGGTTTAACTTTTACTACCATACCAGTCTTAGGTAAAGTTGTTGTCAAAAATCCATTTTCATCTGGTTTTTCTTTTGTTTGTCTAATTTTTAATTCATCTAATAATAAATCAGCAACGAAAGGTCTGTTAGTGGTTGGGTCTGTTAATGTTACTTGATATTCAGGACCGAAAGCAGTATTTCTCAAAAAAATTAAAATAGCTTCAATATCACCCTCCAACAGTTCTTCGGGTCTTAAGTCTGGTTCGTATATTTTATTTCTTAATAAAGTTAATATAATATTAGCCCCATTCAATTGAGTTCCACTTGCCAAAAAATTTTCATCACTTGCGGTCAAATAACCAACTTTGATTGCTTTCTTTTTTGATTTATAGAAGATTCCTTGTGATGGTAGAGGTACTAAATCATGTGGGAGACTAAAATTCGCTTGTCCAATTTCTTCGATATTCATGTTAATTTTTTCTTACATAATAAAAAAAAAATCCCAAATGTACATAATACATTTGGGAAATATAAGTTATAGTATTTTTTTTAGTAAACTAAAATACAACGATCCATTCTTAAGTTAATACTGATATCAGCTATGGCATCTGTGTTGTAACCTAAAGAACCAAAGTCGGCACTTGTCATGAAACAACCTTCAAGAATCCATTTTTCTACTACTACACCAGTTGGGTCTAACATTTCCAAATCAACGTTTTTCTTGTAACCTGCAGCATAACCCATACGACCAGTTACTGATTCAGCACATAAACGAATCCATTCCATAATTGCTTGAGATGCAGAAGGCCCGATAGGGTCTCTTAATTTTACCCCAATTTCATTCCATTCAAATCTACCAGCAACATATGTTGAAGTATTCAAGAAAGGTATTGCTACGGAGTTAACTTTAATTGAGGGTCTTTTAGCAGTTTCAACAAACCACTCGTTAATACCCAAAGATGATGGAAACCTCATAATAAACCTATTCTGTCTTTTCGGTTCGTAAGGTACCGGCATTTTCATCAATAAATCAGCCATATTTTATAATTTTTAATTTTTATTCTTTATTTATATAAATATCCTATTTCAATTTTTTTTCTATTTACTTTTATAAATAAAAAAATTATTATTCTAGAACTAGTACTAGTTAATTAATAATCATTTATTTAATTAAATTATAAATAATATTTCTTATTTTATTTTCTAGTTGTAATTCATTATCTGGTTCATAAAGTCTTTTCTTACCTCCATGTGTTGAATAAATTTTGATATCCTTCACACCTTTACTCATAGCTTGAATATTTCTTGGGTCATCATCTGAAAATCCTATCATAGGTACAAATTTATTACCGATTTCATTTTCTATTTTTTTGGATAGTCTAATGTTTAATTTGTCCGCTTGAGCTTGAACATATCTCTTAAATTCATTCATAGCTTGAATTTTAGCAATTTCAGGGTTTGTAGCAGAACCTTCACCGAAAGAAACTGGATAAAATCTACACATTTTCAGATATTTAATTATTTCAGTTTCCTTATCTTCTGGTGTTTCACCAGCATTTTCTCTCATTTTGACTAAAGAATTATATAATTCGTCAGAATCTATACCACCTCTATTTGAATCAATTAGTTTTTTAACACCTCTCATCAAAGTCATTGGATTGTGTCCCCTTGCTGTTATTATTGAAAACAACGAACCATTATTAATAGCTTCCACAAAATCTGGCCACGCAGCATCTACTGCAAGCTTTGCTGACATTACATCTTGTAAAAACTTTTTATCCCCATCAGTTTTGAAATCTCTGAATGGATTAGGTGCAAAATCAACTATGGTAAACCCATTATAATCAAAAGGTTTTTTTCCAATTTCAGTACGATATTCAGCAAATTCTTCCGTACCCATACCAACCTCTTCACCATCGTCATCCAATAAGTAAATCTTAGTTGGCATATACATCAAATTGTCATCCCAATCAAAAGCATAATACTTAACCGGAATTTCTCTTTCTTCTATTTCTCTTAAAATTCTTATTATGTTTGTTCTCATACTAATAAATATATCTTAATTAAAAAAAGGGGGGATTGTTGTCCCCCCTTTATAAATTATACATTTTATTAAATGTTTTCGAATGATGCACCTGTTGGAGTTATATAGAATGTAATATCTATGAATTCCAAAGATTTTGTTGGTTTGATGTAGATTTTACCAGTCAATTGGTTTCTATCTAAATCAGCAGGATCCGAAGAAACTGTTACTCGGAAATCGAACAAACCTCTATCTCTTCTTATCGCATCTAATATTGGATTAACAGCATCTAAGAAATCTTGTCTTACTTTAGCATCGTTTTGTTCAAACAACAATCTTACAGAAACTGCTGATATAAGTTTACGAGCTTGAAGTAACAATCTTCTTACATTAATTCTATCTAAAGCAGATTCTCTAACCTGAAGAGTTTTGTTACCCCAAATTACAGTTCCTACATCAGAGAAAGTTGCAATCGGATTGATTCTACCTTTGTATAAAGTATCTCTATCTTCTTGTGTTAGTTTCTTTCTTGCTTTAATTCCATTAACAATACCACGAGTATAACCCGCTGCAGCGAACCAAGGGAATGCTATATTATCAGTTAATGCCAAGTTTCTACAAACCTCTGCTGTTGGTGGGATATACAATTGTGTATTATTAACTGTATCTCTCGTTAACACCCAAGGGTAATAAGTTGCTGTATAGTTTGAGTCAATACCTGTTGTATCTAAGTTATCAACAGCTTCTGTTGGATAAATTAAATCTAAGTTGTCAGTAGTTGTTGGTACAAACATATTGTAGTCAGGTGTTGTACATATGTAAATTGAGTCTGCTCTATCAAATTCAATCATTTCGATTGCTGATTCAACAAGATTAGAATGATTTACATAATCTATACCAGGAGTTGTGAATACATTTATATTTACAGCTTCAGGGTTAGCAAAAGTTTGTTGGCCTAACAAGTAAGCGTAGTAGTCAGTGTTAGCAAAGTCTTGTCTATTGTTACCAACTGTGATACGTTTGAAAGCACCGAAACCATCAGCTGTTGGGTATCTAATAGATGTACAAGCACCTTTCAAATAACCACTTCCACCCAATCTAAATCTGTCAGTATTTGTTCTTGATTCTCTGTAAATGTCCCATCCATCAAAACCACCATTTACAAATAAAGTAAATTTACGTGCAAATAATCTGTAGTATGGATTTGATTCACTATCAGGGTCTGTGATAAATGGTGCTGAACCAACTTGGAAAGCAGGTGTACCACTTGTTGTATAAATGTTAGGTATTGTAATAGCTGAAGCATTTATATCCATATGGAAACCTTGCGTTCTAAACGCCCAATTTTCACCTGAAGTATCGTTACAAACATCTAAAGGAACTTGTTTACCTTTATAACCGAAGAAGTCAATATCGTATCCAA